AGCTTTTCCCCGGCAAATAACCGCAGCTAAAAATGTCACATTCTCAAGAACTAGTCCGGATCGCAAAATTTGTAAACTCCAACGATATCGGGCTTGCCGGTCAGCGTGCCGTTTTGGTTCAAGGCGGGTTTGTGCGGATTGAATCAATCGACATCCTGCCGGATGGAACGGCGGTTTCTGTGTTCGATTGTGTCGAGACTCTGGCACAGTCTCGCGCAGTGCTAGGCTATTGATTAAAGGCGCCCTAGGCGCCATACAGCCCGCCTTGGGCGGGTTTTCTTTTTGCCGGGCGAGTGGCGGACAAGCCGCCCCAAAAAGCCGGATTTATAGGCGCTTTTGCGCCTGTTTTGGCCCCTTTTGGGGCCTTTCTTGCTTGCGGACTGGTCCGCCATAAAAAGGCGCCTAGGCGCCATTCCTTGCACCACAAACAAGCCCCGAAGGGGCAAGCATTGCACAATAAACACGCGGACGGGTTCGCCCGCTCGCCCGCGTGTGGCACGCCTTTGATTGCTGGCGCCTATGGCGCCATACATGCTGTTGAGCAAAACTACAATAAAATCAGCAGCTTATATGCACAAAAATGCAGTATCTAGAATGTAACACGCGAGGCATTAAAACGCCATGCAATGGCCTGAAGCGAGGCACGCCGCAGGCGTGACGGGTTTCACCCGGCCCCGAAGAGGCGAGTGTGGCTTAGGCGGTTTCAGGCCCTTGTAGGGCCATTCTATGCCCTAGGATAGCCATCGGGCATCACCAGCGGATAGGCTGCAATAGAAAAAGCAGGGTTTGCTTAAAAATGCAGTTTTCGTAGTTAAGCAAAACAGCCTGAAATTGCAGCAGAAAGCCCGCCACCACAGGCGAGCCACAGCAAACAGCCCGCCCTATAGGGCGGGCCATAGGCTAGCCGGGCGGATTTCAAGCCAGCCGCAATTATCCTACAATTTGCCCCATTTGTGTCAGTCTTTTCAGGATATTGTTCACGGTTGACCCGTGCCACTGCCCGCCCCTCGCAGTATACACACCTTGTGTGTTCAGGGTTGTAGCTATTTGTGCTGTCGTCATCCCAGTGCGTCGCAGTGGTAACACCACGCTAGCCAGCCGCAGCGCGAACTGATCGGCCACAGCAGCCACAGCAGCAGCGGACGCTAGGCCAGCCCTAGCGCTAGTATCTAGGGGTGTCTTGTGCGTGTGTACTCCGAGGGGTTCACCGCGTGCTTTCTTAGCCTGCAGCGCCGCCTTAGTGCGCTCACTAACCATTCGCCGTTCTTGCTCGGCAAGCATCGCTTTTAGGTGCAGCATAAACGGCTCACAGTGTAAGCCATCCTCTGCACTGGCAAAGCGTACTTGCCGGTTCATTAGGCCCGCTATGAACTCCACTGAGCGGCTTAGCCGGTCTAGCTTCGCCACCAGCAGGACGGCCTTAGACCGCTTAGCATGGGCCAGTGCAGCCGCTAGGACGGGCCTGCCGTCCACGCCCTTAGCCCCGCTAGCTACCTCTTCATAGGTAGCAAGGATATTCACCCCGCTAGAGGATGCGAACTGTTCTAGTCTGGCGGTCTGCGCCTCTAGTCCATTGCGACTGTCGCCTTGTTCACGGGTCGATACGCGGGTGTATGTGATGCAGTCCATCAGATTCCTTTTCGTTGCTATAGGTATATCCTATCACGAAATAGGCCGTAAGAACAAGACCAAAGGGACATTAGGTTTTGTTCTAGGTCGATTCCGTGGTGTATACGCGACGAAGAGTAACAGTCAGACCCTACGCTTGACATGGGATTGAAACTAGTGCTAGAATGAGGTATGCGGATATTTTGCAGTCTCATGGCGTGGCATAAGCCCACTGCGGCGTCGGTTAAACACCTCGCTCGCACAAGTACGAAAAACCCGCCACAGATATATTCCTGGGCGGGTTTATTGCAAAGACCAGTGCTTACTGGTTATCAAATTTTTTTTTTTTGAAAGTTTCAGTCGTCAATTTCGACAGTGTACGCTAGCAGGGCTTGGTATACACGATGGTCGATTTGTGACTTGTACTCTTCAGCTAGAGTCTTGCATTCGTCTTCTTTAGCTTTCTTATAAGCCGCGAAAGCGGCCTGCGGTGAAGTAAAAGAGCCTAGGTGTTTTTGTTTTCCCTTCACTTTTACATACGCATAAAACTTATTCCGCTTCTTGTCCAAGCAAACTCCGATAGGCCACTCACCTCTGATAGCATTACTTTTTGTCAGAGTGGAATTGACCTCCGCTGACACAAATACGCAGAGTTCTGGACAGTAGACCTTATTTCCTTTCAACAGTATGTCCTTATCTAAGGTGCCTTCTCCGTAACCTACTTGTGTTATGGCCCACTCCACGAAGTCATGACAAGACTTAAAAGTGGTTGTACAGCCAATGTAGGTCGGATTAAGCTTCTGAAAGCTCCCTCCGATTTTGCACCTGTTAGTCATATTGTTGTAATACTTTCCACCGACAGTGAAAGTATGCCTACCGCTCACATTTAATGTATACGTCCACTTGCCACACTCATTCTTGAAATCCTCAATGACCAACATTTACTCCTTTTTTCAACCATTAAACCTCTGACTTTGGATTTTCAGTAGCTAACGTACTCCGTCTTGATCCGCAGCCTGTTCATCAAGATGAACGCATCGCGCTCTTCCTCGGAGTTGAACTTCAGCTCAGTCACTTGTAGGCCATCACCGCTGGCGTACTGTCCATCGCCTTGACTAGCGGCTTCGTCCATCTGGGCGAGTACGTCAGAATCGACAACCCAGTGGATGCTCTGAGCGCCATCACCGTTGTCAGCGATAACAGCGTTGAGAATTGAAGTCATGAAGTTCCTTTCAGTTGGTCTTCGTTGAACATGGCTACTGGGAATAGTAAGCCGTTTACGGGTATCTCTCGCCTAGGTGTAGGGCTGTAGAAGCACACCCCCTTGTAGTACCGTGCCAGGGCAGTACACATCGCATAGCCAGAGTCGGCCCCGAAGGCCTTCAGGACTTCCATACGTTTGTAATACTCTTTGTCCCACCATGCTCCCGTCCTGCTAACTTGCAAGTCTCGGAGTACGGACTTCTTTGGAGTGTACTTGTACATCTTCAGAATGAAAACTTCGCACCAACACGGTAGTTGCCAATGGCTGCACTGCCATGAGCGACAGTGTTGACGCTGAGAATGATGTTGCTGGCCCACTTCGGGGCGTAGCAACGAGTGGCAAGGTTGAGTGCAATCAGCGACATGAAGTACACGTTGACTTCTCCCATGCTCGGAGTGTTACCGATGAAGATAGAGGCCGGTCCAGTCTCCCGGTAGTGCCTCGGGTCTTTGGCAATGTTTCGAGTCGTGCCCCAGTCAGCTACAAGAGCTGCGACAGTTGCGTAGGCGAGCGGGTCGGTCTTCAGGTTGACGGCACACGACGAAGTGGCCTCGAACTTGGGCTGCTCCACAGAGGCCCACTCCACTTGAACGACTTCGACGTGATGACTTCCGCCCTTGTACTCCAAGTCTAGAGGCTTAAGTTCTTGGGCAGAGGCTGATGCAGCGATGGCGAGGATTGCTGCGGCGATGATGTTCTTCATGGAGGGCTCCTTTCGATAGGCTGTTCCGTTTGTTGATGTGTTAATAGTGGCAGAGCAAGCTTACAGTAGCCTTACAACGTCTCTTGTATCAGCAGTCCACTTGTAAACGAATGTAGGAAGACCCTTCTTTATTGCTAGGTCTTTCATGTGGGCGCTGCCTTTTGATTGTCCATCCCACAAGATAAGGCAAGCATTCGCAAACTTAGCCATTTCTGCGTTGCGTAGGTACCCAGCCTTCTTGCCGTGCTTGTCCCAGTCTGCTGGGAACTTGTGAACCGCAAGGTTGTTTCGTTCGGCAAACAAAAGGCCCAAGGCATCAGCGCCTCGGGCCATTCCACAGACAACCTCGATAGACTGCTTGTGTTGCTTCCACATCCCGCTGTCAACCATCGCAAAGCGTAGGGCTTCGTAGTCATCTACGTTACGGCTGCCTGCGATGATTAACCTCATAGGCCTAGCCCGATAACCAGCGTTTCGCACATTTCATTGACAGCACTATCTCCAACTTCTACGTTAGCGTGGGCTTTGAGTACGATCCGAGAAAGGGCGTAAAGTTCTTCCTGGCTCTCAATGACAATCTCATAAAGTTCTTCCTGGCTCTCAATGACAATCTCAATAGGGTTGAATTCAGGCTCCTTGGTTTTAATCTTCATAGTAGCTCCTTCTTCCCGACAAACTCGTAGAGAGTGATATCGTTAACCGTGTGGATGCCATACTCTCCATACGGAATCCAATCCAGAACCTCGTCCAGCTCCTCTTCTGTGAAGTAGTTCTCATAGATGTCTTCAACGTCATCGTCCACGTACTCATTAGACGGCCAGTAGTTGTAGTTGGCTTTTAGTGCAGCAACTAGCTTGTGTAAGAGTGGCAGTTGTACTTCTTGAAGCTCTGTCAGCTCTCGAACGTAGTCACCATCGTTGGCATCGCCAACCACTTCAAGTAGAAATTGCATGGTTATGCAGTCCTTTCAATATGTGTTGTGAGTCCCAAGGACATTTACTTCTGTTGTGGTTATAGCTACCACACAGAGTACAGCCCAGCATAGTAAGTCGAGAGTACATCATACCTCCTAGTCTAGTGCCTTGTTGGGCATCAGCGCTTTGCAGCGTGCCGGCGCAATTCGTAGGGCTATCCGTGTGGCACATCGAGCGCCTCAAGAACCACCGTAGCCAGCAGGCCAAGCTGGTCAGCATCCCAATCTTGCGGTATGCTAAAGCCCGCATGTCTCATGTGGCCTGCAATGGCTTCGATCTCTGACTCCGTAAAACTCATTGTAACTCCTTTGCCTTGTTAGGCCCTCCGGTTCCAAGCCTCTACGGCCTCGCGCGTCGTTGGGAAGAACCCACTACTCCCGCCACATCCGCCGAAACCATCTGGCTGGCTGGCATCGCAGAGCATTACCCACGATTCCGAGTGACCCCAAAACTCATTGTCATAGCCACTATCTTGCTCTGCCAGTGCCTGCGAAGTTATCAGCTTCAGGGCGCTCCCCTTGCCGCAGAACGGGCAGTTCTTTGGGATCGGTATACACTCCGCGCTCATCGCGTTATCCATATCACTTGCGCAGCTCCAGAGGC